ACCGTTAGATTCATGTAAAAGTAAGGCAGCACGAACAATGCGTTTTTTACTTGCTGCATTAGGGCCGTTCTGTAATCCAATATTTAAAGGCATGGTTCTAATTAATGGGGTGTATTCTAATCCCACTTCAACGGTAACAGCGCTTCGTTGTAATGTTATTTGTCCACCACTAACAACAAACTCGCCCATAAAAGCACCATCAGCTTTTGCAATAACCGTTTCACCCTCTAAGTGTGATAAGCCGGTTACGACATCGCTATTAACAGTTTGTATTAATGCTGAATCTGTCAGTGCTGTTTGATCTTCGCGCTCAATATAATAAACGGTATTACCATCAATAACCCTTTCAACTAATAAGTACAATTGATCACTCACAACGGAAACAGATTGAATACTACCCGTTAACCAAGTAGTAAAGGCTTGAACATCTTCAACAATCAATGTGTTAAATACCGTCAAAGTTCCGTCATCGTTTAGAATGTAAACATAATTGGCATCGCTGCTCTCTGTACCTCTACTGGCTACTAACTCAATAGGGTTTTTGATTAAATGCGCGGCTAATGTTGAAATTGCGGCGGTAGTATTAGACCTAACAGCCTCAACAAATACAAATTGATTGATTACTTTACCGGTACGTTGAGCAAATAAGGTCACACCATCTATTGAGACGGGTCTAACTCGCCTTGAACCTAAGTTAGTTTGCGGTATTACTGCAACATTACTAGGGGTAATAGGGGACTCTCTAACGTAAAACTCTGCGCCACTAGTGAAAATTTGTAATGAGCGATTAGAAAACAAACCGACAACAGCGTTAACCTGGTCAGTATCTAAAGTTGCATCAATTAATTCATCATCACGGCCACGACCTTCATCAAAGTTAAAGAAGTCATTTACATTTGAACCCCAGATTGTTGCCGGTCTTGATAGTGAACCACCAAAGAACAAGCGTCCCTCATGGAATGTACACACTCTAGGGTATCCACGGCCAGCACTCCACACATCTTCTTTTGCAGATGTACCGCCAGTGATACGCTCTGTTTCAGTTGAAAATGTAATCGCTTCGGTAAATATCGCTGTACCTGTAATTAAATCGTAGTCACTTGCAGAGTCACCGGCTAGGGTAACTCTGTACTCGACTAGTGTTGTCTCAGTTGAAACAGTTATGCCAGTATTCGCGGTATTAGGTAGGTTCTGCAAAGCATCTTGAATTGCATTCTCGTTAGTAGTGTCGTCACCAGAAAAAACAATTTCCTCGCTTAGTATTCCGTTCAACGAAAGCTTATACCTATCACCCTCGTTTGCATCAGTAAAGGTTATATCTTGAACCTCTGCAACTGGGGTCGGGCTTGAACCATCATTAAAATTAAACTGAGGTATGTTAATAAGCACAATTGGATCAATAGACCAATCAGTATCAGATGTTCTTGATATCTTTTGCTGTGCAATATTTTTATTGGTTATGATGGCAGTATCAGCGGACTGTATAAAGTCAAACTCTTTCAAGTCATCAAATGACCAAGGGGTATCAATAAAGTCAAAGCCTGAGCCGTTAAGGTTGGTTTGAAGTACACCATCCTTATAAACCTGCATCTTTAAAGCAGTGAACACAAGCAAGTAAGACTGTTCAATATTAAACGAGAAGTTTTCTAACCGTCCATTAGCTAACGATTGACCTAAGAATATTTCACCCGGTCGCCGTTTAGCGCCACCTTGGGGAATGGTTAAAATGTTTGTGGCTTCACGCATACCGTTATAGTAAGCCTGAATATCTATGCGCCCAACAAGTAATGGATCTAATTCGCCACGGTTTAGGTTAGATTGAAAATTCCATATAGTCATTAGTAGAAAGACCTAGTACCACCAAATCTGGCAGAGATTAAAGGGGAATCAATAATACCTACCTGTGGCCGGCCTTGGCTATCTATTGACATAGCTTGGTTTGTTTTGTCTCTTGCTTTTTGTTCGTATAGTTTCGCCATTGTATTGTCTTCTGTAACACTGATAGCGAAGTCAGAAGCAAGCGTATACTCTAATGCTTTAACAAAATGAGGTGGCAATACTGTTTCGTCAACATCAAACACATAAGTAGCTAGTAATTGATTTTGATTAGAATAAAGTAATGTACCAACCAAGATGTATTTAGCGTTATCTTGTACGCTCCATAATCTAATTAGGTCAGTAGGTAATTGAAAGGCAAATTGATAACCGGTAATAATATCGGGAACTTGTGACAGCCTGTTAAGTCGTTGTTGCTTCATAGCAAAAGACCACGGATGCTCACTAAGTAATGCTTTCTTTGTATCGGGATAAAGGTTAGCGGCTGCTTTAGCCCCTGCACCTGGATCATCAAATGATGATATGGGATTATCACCGATTAATAACAAAGCGTTTGAAGCTATTGAAATAGAACTAGGCATGATAACCCCTTGAATAAAAGCCCCGTTTTACGGGGGCGGTATATTATGCGAAGTCGTTGGCAGAAGCCACCGAAGCAACACCGGAACCACTAACAGCCATCTTTAAAAAGCTAGTTGTAGTTGCTGAGTTGGTCAAAATGACATCCCCGTCTTTTAATCCTAAACCACCGGTAAGGCTTGCAGCTAAATCAAAATAGCCTGAACCTTTAATAGTAGCAATAGCATCACCAGACGAATAACTAAAGATTCGTGCAGCGTTACTATTTGCCATTGATGAGCCTGGGATGAACGTACTTGCTGAAAAAGCCATGTTATTCTCCTATGGTTGATCTACGATGATTGTAGAATCAGATAAAATCTTAACTACACCGGCATTTTCACGGATAACCGCACCAGCTTTTAAGATACCGTTTGCTAACCAAGATGTTTTATGTGACACCCAATCAACAGTGGTTTTCATATCCAAACCGACAACATAACCGACAGCTTTTTTATGATAAGCGAACGAAGTTGAGGCAGTTGTGCCGTCACCAGGTAAGCCACCTTCTTCACGGGTTTCAATAATGCAGAACTTGAAGCCTAAGAAAGTATCAATCTCACCATTAACCAAAGTTTTCACTGTGTTAAAGTCTGAGCTTGTTACCGGAGTTGTTGCAAGTAATTGGTCTAAACCATCAGCAGTAATAGCAATGGTACGATCCATTGAACTAACACCACGTTTAGTCAAGCCTTTGGTAGATGCTTGACGTACAGCACCAACAGTTAGCGCATTACCTGTACCTAAATCAATTAACAGTCCAGTGGTAGCAACACTACCAGGAGTTAAGCTATAAGTACCTGCGGCCATTGCATCAATGATTATTTGATCTTCACGGCGCATAATAGCTTCGGCAATAGTGCTTGCTAATTCTGTGCGTTCATCAAAATTTACTTCGGCTTGATCAAAGATGTCGGTGTATTCCGGTGCATTCCAGTTTTCGAGGTTTGCAGTCGGGCGATTGTAGGTGATATCCATTGGTGTAACATCGGCTTGGCTAGCTTTTTGATTGGCTAAACCTTTGCCTTGACCTGCGAATTTATATGATTCACCGGTGACACCAGTTCGTACCGTTACAGTTTTGCGTAACTTACCTTGTGCTTGGTAAGCATGTTTTACTTCGCTGTCGAACTCAATCGATGCAGCAGTTGTTAGAAACTTAGACATAATATGCCCCTTATTAAATTAATGTTGGTATTAGTAAGGGGTGTGTCCTGAACGGGGCCGCCTAACTAAAGTTTTTTCATTCTTTAATTAGTCTTTGTTCAGGCTTCAAATGAAGGTGTCTGATAGACTAGGGCTATAATAACACAATTCAAGCATACATAACAAATTGGCTTATCTAGCTTGCACAGCAAACGAGCTATCTAACTCTGCCGTTACATTGTTAGTCGCGCCAATATTAGCCACTTGGAATTTAACATAGTCATTTTTGTTTAATGTAATGTTATCAAAATAAACATAATAGCCAATATTACGGCCACCTGCTAGATTGTTAATAACCCTAGATTGTATCTTTTGATCTTCAAATGAAGTAGTGGCATCCCTAAAGATTACAGCCTTTAAATTAACAACATCATTAGCAGAACCTTCAATGACAATCTGCCCACCTACTTGATACTCTCTAGGTGAATCTCCTATATGTCTTAATTGCCCGTTAGATGGTGAATCAAAATGCGTTAAACTAGATGCTGTAAATGTACCTGCTAAATCGACATAAACACCATCGCTAACAATTGTCGTTAATACCTCAGTTGATACAATAACCTCCCCACCTACGAAAGTGTTATCTATGCCGTTGTTACCCATCCACTCACACACTAAAGCGCTTGCGTCTATGTTTGGTATTATATTTGTATCTGTGGCATCAAACACGCCATCCCTTGTAATTAAACAACCATCTAACTGAAGCGTTGACGGATTAACAAAGTTAGATGCAGCAAAGTCAATAAATGAAGCGCTT